GACCTTTAGTACCTTTAGTACCTGTAGGACCTTTAGGACCTTGATTACCTTTTGTACCCTGAGGACCTTTAGTACCTTTAGTACCTGTAGGACCTTTAGGACCTTGATTACCTTTTGTACCTTGTGGACCTTTAGTACCTTTAGTACCTTGTGGACCTTTAGTACCTTGATTACCTACAGTACCTTGAGGACCTTGAGTACCTTTAGTACCTGTAGGACCTTTAGTACCTTGATTACCTACAGTACCTTGAGGACCTTGAGTACCTTGAGTACCTGTAGGACCTTTAGTACCTTGATTACCTACAGTACCTTGAGGACCTTTAGTACCTACAGTACCTTGAGGACCTTGAGTACCTTGATTACCTACAGTACCTTGAGGACCTTTAGTACCTTTAGTACCTGTAGTACCTTGAGGACCTTTAGTACCTTTAGTACCCTGAACACCTTTAGTACCTTTAGTACCTTGTGGACCTTTAGTACCTTTTGTACCTTGTGTACCTTGAGGACCTTGAGTACCTTGATTACCTTTTGTACCTTGTGTACCTTTAGGACCTGTAGTACCTTGAACACCTTTAGTACCTTTAGTACCTTTAGTACCTTGTGGACCTTTAGTACCTGTAGTACCTTGAGGACCTTGAGTACCTTTTGTACCTTGTGTACCTTGAGGACCTGTAGTACCTTGAACACCTTTAGTACCTTTAGTACCTTTAGTACCTTGTGGACCTTGTGTACCTTGAGGACCTGTAGTACCTTGTGGACCTTTAGTACCTTTAGTACCTGTAGTACCTTGAGGACCTTGAGTACCTTTTGTACCTTGTGTACCTTGAGGACCTTTTGGACCTGTAGTACCTTGTGGACCTTTAGGACCTGGCTCAGTACCTCTAGGACCTTGTGGACCTGGAGCACCTGTAGTACCTTGTGGACCTTTAGGACCCGGTTGAGTACCTCTAGTACCTTGAGGACCTTTAGTACCGGTAGTACCTTGAGGTCCTTGAGGGCCTTGTACACCTACAGTACCTGTTGGGCCTTTAGTACCTTGAGCACCTACAGTACCTTGAGGACCTACTGTACCTGTTGGACCTTTAGGACCTTGATTACCTTTAGTACCTTGTGTACCTTGAGGACCTGTAGTACCTTGGGGACCTTTAGTACCTTTAGTACCTACAGTACCTTGAGGACCTTTCGGACCTACTGTACCTGTTGGACCTTTAGTACCTTGAGCACCTACAGTACCTTGAGGACCTTTCGTACCTCTAGTACCCTGAACACCTTTAGTACCTCGAGTACCTTGTGGACCTTGCGGGCCTTTAGTACCTTGATCACCTGTAGTACCTTGAGGACCTTTTGGACCTACTGTACCTGTTGGACCTTTAGTACCTTGAGTACCTTGAACACCTCTAGTACCTGTGGGACCTTTAGTACCTTGAGGACCTACAGTACCTTGAGGACCTACTGTACCTGTTGGACCTTTAGGACCTTGATTACCTTTAGTACCTTGAGGACCTTTTGGACCTGTAGTACCTGTTGGACCTTTAGTACCTTGAGCACCTACAGTACCTTGAGGACCTTTTGGACCTGTAGTACCTGTTGGACCTTTAGTACCTTGATTACCTCGAGTACCTTGAGGACCTTTAGGACCTGTAGTACCTTGCGGCCCTATAGTACCTGTTGGACCTTTCGGACCTGCTGTACCCGCTGGACCTGCCGGACCTGTGGGACCTACTGTACCTGTTGGACCTTGTGGACCTGCTGTACCCGCTGGACCTGCCGGACCTGTGGGACCTACAGTACCTGTTGGACCTTTCGGACCTGCTGTACCCGCTGGACCTGCCGGACCTGTGGGACCTATTGTACCTGTTGGACCTTGTGGACCTGCTGTACCCGCTGGACCTGCCGGACCTGTGGGACCTACAGTACCTGTTGGACCTTTCGGACCTGGATCACCTGTAGTACCTGTAGGTCCTTTTGGACCTGCTGAACCTTGCGGGCCTTTTGGACCTGTTGTACCTCTAGTACCTTGAATCCCTTTTGTACCTTGTGGACCTACAGTACCATCAGCACCTTTAGTACCTTCTGGACCCTGAGTTCCTGCTGGACCATCAGCACCCGCTGCTCCGGAAGTAGGCAGTAAAGATATACCTCTTGTACCTGTAATATTATTAGGAAGGAAGCTAGATTTTCTTATAATCGGTATTTGTTTACTATCTACGTTTGTTAGGTACGTTTCCCTAATGTGACGAATCCAGAAAAATCTAGTAGATTGTTGATCTTGACTCAAAACTCTATCAAAAGTATTGTCCTTAACAGTAGCTATAAGGGAGCCTGTTGTAGCTATATCACTAATAGAAGATACACCAGCATAGTTACAGGTCGCCGCAAATGTTATTGTTGTAGTACTACCTGCGGTGTTTAAAGAATAGTTACCCGCAAAATCAGTTTTACTCCACAATACATTTATACCAAAATTACTGGGAGGTGTTCCTGTAAATGTTATATCCCTGCTTGCAATTTGTGTGCTAGCATTATAACTATAAGCACCTACGGTAGTACCGGGGATAAAGTCTATAACTAATGCATCGACATCTGCACTAGTTGTACTTTTTACTTGTACTTGTACAGTTGTGCTACTAGTATTAATAATAGTAAGTTCTACATTTGATTCTGGTAGGTTTCCGTTAAAATGACCTACTTCCTCTTGACAAAACTGAGATTGAACAGAGGAAGGAGTAACTTCCCATATCTCAGTAGACATCGTATTTTCATCAAAATTAGCAGCATTAGTCCAGTTTAATCTTACAAGTCCTTGTATATTTTCTGTAGTAGTAAAATTACTCGGGTCGTCTGGTCTTTTTGGGTTTGGCGGTTGAGGTGCAGACTCTCCTCCCCCATACACAGGAGACGATATGTTAGATATTAAGTAAGAATCATCATTATGTTCTTTTGCTTTTATTGTAACTGTACAATCATTATTTAAAGTTAGTGACATTACTCTAAATAATTTGTTATCCCAATTTAGTGCAGGCTCGGTTATTCGTATTAATTCGCCTGCAATTACACAATAATGTTTTGGGTGTGCCTTGAACTGAATATCTAAACCAAATCTAGACTGTTCAAGAGCTTGTCCAACGTTTAATCGTGCATTAAAGTAATTAGTAACACCATTTACATTTATATCGCCTTTTTTAGGGATATTTTTATCTTGTTTTAAGTACTCAGAGTTAAAAAAGTTTACGGATCTAGTTTGATACTTGTTAGAGGGATCTTTTATATTTGCAGACATACTATTAAAGGAGTTTTTAACTCCAGTATCTTTAATAGAAACATTTCCTATAATATCGTCCTGTGTAAAAGTTCTAAACTCTTGCTCCTCGTAGGGTAAAAGAGAAAAATCCGGTGCTTGTTTTTTTACGTCTAAAGAATACTGACCTTGATCATACCTAAGTATACCATTAAACTGCTGTAACATTGCATTAATATTTTCAAATAATGGTTTAGCCGTAGCAACGGTTTGGTTAGTTTGATGTCTAGTAACATTTCTTTGAGAAAAATCATTCCAACCTAAGTATCTCCAATACTTAACATCATCAGCATCATATAAAGAGTACCCAGAGCCTATAAAAGTCCCAGTACTGTAACCTTTGTTAGCTACAAAGGATTTAACTATAGGATTTTTATTTGCACTTAGTTCTGTAATATTAAGAGTTAATCTTGTTTCCGCAGCGATTACAGTACTATCTATATTAAATAACTCTAGACTAGTTAGTGGTGCACTCCAGTTTGCTCCTGTAGTAAATGCAGGGCTGTCGTCTGTGTGATCGGTTAACTTTTCTCTTAGAACTCCATCGTTCCAATATAAGTTATCTTCATAGGAAGGTCTATAATCTTGGTATTTATTACCTAATTTTCCTATAACATCTGTAAATACTACTTCTTTGTAAGTACTGTTTGTTCCATGTTTAACTACGTCTCGTACTTCCTTAACCCTACCTTGAAATTGTATAGTTCCTGTCTGGGGGTATCTGTACACCGCGTCTTTTTGCACAACTTCGCCAGGAACACCTATTACAGTTACATCAGAGCCTGTGTCACAATCTCTCGCAGCTTTCTTAAAACTGTCCAGGTTTATATCTTTAAATGATAATCCACGACCATATCTTGTATTAGTTAAGTAGTCTAATAGCTGCATAGCCGGATTTGTAGAGACTCTTATATCTGCTCGCCCTTCTAATATTCTAAAGGTGTCCCCTACTGTAGGTATAAAGTCTGAATCAAAAGTAGTAGATAGTTTTGCAATTTTATACTGACCATCATAGTCTTCTATCTTAAAGTCTCTTTCTATAAAACTTTTACTTGAGTTGTATCTTCTAACTCTAAGAGTTCTATTATTATAAGTATCATCTGTACTACTTGCAGAGCTTCCTAAAAATACCACATCTTTTAAAATAACTTTGGTAAAGTTACTATTTAGCTGACCAATATCTCCGAAATTTTGAGACCAATAGTCACCAGTATGATTATAGCTACCCAGAGTCTCAAATCTAGCAATAGGAGTAGAATCGAAGGTAAAGAAATTACTGTAAGAAGACAGTGCTTCTTGAAATGCTTCCGAAGGAGAAGTGAAATATAGTTTATTAAAAGTACTTTCTGAAGTAGTATTACTGTTAGTTGCTGCCCTATCTAGGGTGGCGCTCGCTTCAGTACTTATAGTACCAGACAAACTCTCCTGTGATTCATTATAAGAAGGTAGAAAATATAGCTTCTTACTATTATCAGTAACGCTTCTTATATAGTAAGGAACATCTATATTTTCATCATAGGTTGTTATAGTTCTTACATTGTCAAATCCGTCTAAATCTACAAAAGTAAAAATTTCTTTTATTTGGTAAGGAGCTCCTCCAGATCCTAGTTCTACGTTATCGGCAGTTCTAAAAAGTTCTACCTCGTCCCCAATATTAAAATCAGACCAGGAGCTATTAGTATAACTAAAGTCTTGAGCGTGGCTACGATCATAGTTATGGCAGTTTATACCTTTACCTCTAACTACAAAGTTAAGGGCAGGGATTGTTGTTTCACCTTCTGATATTTTGAATTTTCCTGCTACATAAGCAGTATCCAATAGTCTATGATTTGGGGTCCAGTAGCTTTTCTTGCCTCTTGGGTCTTCATAGTAGGTATCTTGTATTTTAAACCGCTGCGTTCGAGCCATATTATAGAAAACAGAGTCTACTTTTTGATCTGGTTTACCTGTATGTACTGTAAACTCTCCATTAATAGCCGAAGATAAACTGTGTATTTGTCTATGAAGAAGCCCTTTTGTACGGTTACCTCCCGAAACAGTTACTCCTTCAGGAAGAGTGTCTAAAATATAGTCATTGCTTGTCCCAGGACTTTCTAGTATACCTGCGAGTTCCAAATCTCCTCTAAAAAGATCTAAAACAGTACTATTAGTAGGACTAGTATAGTTTCTATTACTAGGAAGAACATCACCTCTGTCGGCTCGACCAGAGCAAACAATATTTACATCTTCTACATCTACACTAGGTTTACTGGGATCTCTAAGATCTGCGTCTGCTTTATCACCACAAATAGTAGTATTTCCATCAAGATAAATGTCGTAAATACCGCCAATTTCTCCCTCACATAAGGCGTACGCAACAAAAATACTTGCAGGATCATCTTTATCAGTATCTACAAAAATAGGAATAGTGTCTGTGCTATTTACACCGTAAATAACAGGAAGATATCTTGCATTTAGATTAAACGATAGTTCTGTTTTTGTAGGTATCCATAGCGTTCTTTGTCTATTTCTAATACCACCAAACCAGTCTCCATTAATGTCTTCGGTATAGTATTCAATTTCTGACCTGTTATAGGTGGCCATTACATTTAGGGCTTTATTTGAGTGCTGAAAACCAAAGTCATTAGAGTATGCGGACCTAATAACAGCCCCCGGGTCTGAAATACCCGCACCGTCTAGTGCTCTATGTTGTTCGTCAAGAGTAAGTCTACCATTAATTCTTGCAAAATCTCCCCAGTGACTAGTAAGAGACCACGTTACTCTGGACCCTTTAGTAGTATCATGTTGTAAACTTCCAGAAGTAATTAACCCTTTAAATACTAAAAAAGGATCAGATTCATTAAAGGTTCCTGTCTCTTTATCAATTAAAATCTTATAAATAAAGACTTCTCTATTCAAATAAGTATTAAAGTCTATACTTGTACTTGTAGAGTTTGTCTTACCTGTTAAAGCAACTAGTTCCTCTGAGATATTTCTTGCTGTAAATACTGCGGTACTTTGAGAATGTATTATTGTTCCTTCGTGTTCTGAATAAGTAAAACTAAACTCGTTATCTACAAAGGCTTCTATTCTTACAGATTTATTATGATTAATAGTTATACCATCGGCTCTAGTAAAACGTACTATATCGCCTTCTCTAAAACCTTCTTCTATAAGATTAAAATTAACGGTTATTTTTTTAGTAGTAGTATTAAATACAGTGTCTGTAGTTACTGCCTCTACACCTATGGCTGTAGCATCTAAAACTATACTTGTATTTGTGGCTGTAGCTACAATTGTTTCAGAAGTATTTCCTACGCTTAAAAGTTTACCTGCTATATACGTTTGAGCTCCATTGCCAACACCTTCAGAATTATTACTGTTATCATTCCATTCTATATCAAATCCGGCATCCGTAAAGTAAGAAAAGTCAGATGCGTTATTAGCGGGGTTAACACCGTAATCGTTAGACGAAGTTGGTTTTTCGAATTTAACGAGGTGAGCATAAGTAAACTCAGAATTATTTTTTAAAAGGTTCTTAACATCTGTGGATAGGTTTCTAATAGACATTATACTTGAGCCTCCTCAAGTTTTAAACTAAATTGATAAAGCCCTTCCGTATTTAAGGAATATTCTTGTATATCTGATTTCATAATTACTCTTATTAATGGGTTGTGAAAATGTATAACTGCATTTTCAAATACTTTTTTATTTAAAGCAGGTATAAACACTACTTTTCTTTCTGTTGCATCAACGGGGGAAGGAGACTCATTGATTACAGATGTCTGAACCTGTACCACTTGGTACGATTTTAAATGCGATACCTGACTAGAGTCTCTAATGTGAAACAAATCTCCGGGTCTAGGGTCTCCGCTGGAACCACTAAAACCATCTAACATAATTTCTGTACTACCAGAAGCTGTGTCAGCTTTTGCGCTAATTACATTTCCTGCTTCAACATATGTTTTAAACAAGGAATCCTGGGGGTCTCTCAAATGAGGTAAAGACACATAAAAAGGTTTTAAGGATAGTTGTCTACTTAACAAGAAGTTATACACAGGTTCAAACTCCTCCCTAGTCATAGGATTGTAGCTTATCTGTATATTCCAGTTATGTAGTCCATTAGACCTGGAAATTAATCTTCCGGAGTTTGTTCTATTTTTTGCAATCTTTGTTTGTGACGTTAGTTTTATGCTTTTAAAACCGGGGCCATAAGATCCAGAGGTAGATTCCCCTGCGTTACCTACTCTATAGTTAGGATCTGGAAGAACATCTTGAAAGGTAATACTCATAATTTATTAAGCTCCGTACATATCATTGTCTACGTCCTCTAAGAAGAACTGTCCATTTTCATTTGCGGCTTCTCTAATCATTCCGATTATATTGCCTCTTTGTTCTATTAATAGTTCTTGAACACCTGTAGCATCTACCGCATTAATAGAGAAGTTTACATTAGATGTTCCACCCATGTCTTGCCCCGCAGGAATAATATCTCCAGGAACTTGAGGTACAAATATTTCTGGTCCTTGCTCTCCTACCACATATCCACCTGCTGCTCTGTGCTTATATCCTGAAAATGCAGGAGTAAAGTCTGAAGCTCCAGTACCCTGACCTTTAGCACCTCTCATATATGCAAGCTCTCCACCTGCATTATTACCTTTCGAAAGATCAACATTATTTTGTCGTGATCCTGCTGATATTTTAGTAGGAGCAGCAGGTTGTTTGGCTCCGCTATCATAAGTCATACCGGAAATCATATTTATTTGCATAGCACCCATAGCACCTACCAAACCTGCCATTATAAAGTTAAGTGGAGGTGGTAGTGTTAGAGCAGTTGCAATACCTGCCGCAGTAGACATTACTGCTTGCGCTAGCTTTAACTTTTTATCTGTCTCGAAAGCCTTTCTTTTCATTTTCTCTTTTTTAGCTTCAAGAGCTTTAATTTTTTCTACAGAAGCTTGAGATTGTCCATCTAAAACTTTTTCTCTTTCAATTTGTTTGTCTACGCCTGCGATTGCTTTCTTAGATTTTGCAGCCATCATACTAGCCATTTGTCCAATAGCACTAGCGGCTGCTTGTGCAACTGCAGCAACTGTTTGAGCTTTATTTTCAAAGCTCATTTCATCCCATTTTGCTCCAAAGCTATCTAGTTTTTCAAAAGCTTCCGCTCCCATTGCTTTTTCCATGCTGTCAAATACACCTTGAAAAGAAAGGGATAGATTGTCAGCTGCCATAGATATTGCCGCTATACCTGCTATTACTGCGGCTGTATACTCACCCTCAGGTCCTAGCTTTTTAAATGAGTCTCCGAATTCATTCATTGATGCTGTAATTATACTAAGTTTTTCTGCAGCGCCTGCGTCTTCTGATATATACTTTAAGCTTTCGGCAATGGCCATTGAGTTGCCCATTCCCTCTCCCAAATCTCCAGTTCCTGCAAAACTTGCTTTATGTTGTGCTTGTGCTGTTTTTAATTCTAAAAGTTTAATTTCTGCGTCAATCTCTTTTTTACGTGATTCCGAAGCAGTTATTTTTTCCAGGTTTAGAGTTCTTTGTTGAAGAATCAACTCTCTTACAGCGTTTGAAGCCTTTAGCATTTCTCCTGCCGTTCCTCCAACCATACCTTCAATAGTTTTTGCAGCTGCAAATGCTTGGGTATCTGCTCTTAACTTTTTAAGAGTTAGTCTAAACTCTTCTGTACTCATACCAGCTTTTTGAAATGCAGTTTCATATTTTGCAAGGGCCGCTTCTGCTGACTCTGTATCTTTACCAAAAAGTTTTTCAAATTGTGTGGAAGTTAGTTGGGATGTATCTTTCAAAGCATCAAGTGCAATTTCAGCTTTTAATAGATCTCCCGAGCCCATTGCACTACTCAAGTCAAGAATACTATTTTGCAATGATGCCATACCTGCAGTTGCAGTTCTGGCTGTTTTTTCTAGTTCAAGAACTAGGTCTATATTTCCAGACTTGACAGCGTCTGCAAACTGAGTGTTTGTTTTCTCAAGTTTAGGGATGAAGGAATTTAAAAGATCTTGTAATTCAGTTTTTCTAGCACCGTCTTTCATGTCTTTCAACTCTTCCATGAGAGCACCAGTGCCCATAGTAGAAATAGTTGTTGCCTGGTTTTGTTGCATTTTTGCACGAGCATTTGTAATACCTTCAAAGTACTCTTCAAAAGATATTTTACCTGCCTTTAAAGACTTTTCAAGACTCTTCATAGTACCACTTGCAAATCTTTCATTACCTGATACAGCATTTGTTAAATCTTTGCCCAGAGTTTTGATAGCATCTTTCAAGTTATTTGCAGCTTCTTTTGCTTCTATAGAGTTTAAGGTAAAGTTTTGAAGGTTCATAGCCATTCTATTAACAAAGCTATCTTCAGAAGAAGAGTTTGCAGTTCCAATCAAATTACTCATAGCATCTTGAGCACTAGTAGAATTTGCTTCAAACTCTTTTAGGTCATCTACACCTGGAATCATATTATACGCTTTAATATATAAGTTTATAAATGCCTTTAAACCGTTTCCAATGCTATCAATCATTTTACCAAATCCACCAAGCACAAAGTTTAGCATTCCTCCAATACCATTTGCTACAAAGTCAAAACCTTTGGTAATAGATTTCATAAGAGTACCTATCTTTGTACCTAAAGACTTTACCATTTCAAATACGATCATTATCATACCGATAAAACCGGCCATTGCCATTGCCTTGCCTATCATTCTTCCTGCTCTAGCACCTGCTTTTCCTATTCCTAGTAATGCGGTAGTACCTAGTGCTCTGACTTTGGCATAATGTTTTTTAGTAAATAACTCCATACCTTTTAGTTGCATCTTTCTTTTTTGGATAAAAGTCTTGTGATCTTTATTCATCGCATTCAAGCTGGCTAAAAGACTAGCACGATCCTTAGCATTTGAATTTTTAAATATACCACTTTTAATCTTGCCAGTACGTCTATATTCTTTTTCTGCTTTTTTAAGTATTGCCTTAAGTCTTCCAACTTCCTTAGGGTCAGTTAGCTGTCCTTTTTGTGCTTTTTGTATTAACTTGGAGTCTGTTCCTTGAAAAGACTTTCCTTTTGCAGAGTCTTGAACACTTTTTGCACTTGCAGACTCAATAGCAGCCCGAGTTTCTTCTAATTTTTGTTTATAAGACTCTAAATCAGCTTCAGCAGCTTGTAAACTGCTTTTTGACTTTTCCTTAAAGTTATTGATTTTTTCTTTCATGGAGTCCATAGGAATCATTGCTTTAAATATAGACAAGCCTAAAGCTCCGAAAACAGCGATTGCTGCTACGGCGCTTCTATTAATAATTGCGGCTAGTCCTTCGAAAAAGGGTAAAATGAAGTTAGTACCAGCTTTTACAATATCGTCAAAAGTTTTTGACAACTCTACGAAGGGGTTTGTTTTACCCTCCATCTGTCCAAACTGAGCATCTAACTGTCTCTGGGTCTCAAGCAGAACTGCTTGAGATTTTTCAAATGTGTTTAAATCTTTTGCGGATTTACCTACCTGATCAGCGTACCTTTTAGTAGCTGTTTCTAGTCGTAGAGTAATACCTAATTCATCTAGTAATTCAGGTTCTGCTTTCGAAGCACCACGTATTAAACGATCAAAAGCATCTTCAAAGTTACGACCTAGTGCACTAGCTGCTTTTTTAGCTCCTTCCGCCAGTGCATTTAACTGATCGGGAGAGAAACCTTTTGCAACGCCCATAGCTGCAGCTTCTGCGGCCTCTTTAAAACCCAACATACCACCACTTGCTTCTCGCAAATTAGCAGTAATTGATTGTAAGGCTATACCAGTGTTTGCAGCATAAGAGGACTGACCTTCTTCAAGGATTTTTAGATCTGCTGCTCTTTTAAAGAAGTTAAACGCTGCAGATATTGCGAATACGTTAGCTGCGAGAGTAGCATAGGCGGGAACCAGTCCGCCTGTGATACCTTGTGACATTTTAGAGAATTGTTTAGTACCGTTAGAAGTCATGTTGGCCGCACCCTTTAGGTTGCGGTCAGCATTTTTAGCACTTTTAGCTACTTTATCAACGGAATCAGAAGCCTTCTCGGCTTCTTGTCCAATTATCTTAAAGCTGTCGCCATCTTGTACTACTTTAAACTTTACTAGTATAGTATCTGACACTATTTTTTTCTCTTTAGCTTTTCACGCTCCCTCTTTAGATCTTCTTGGGATTGCTTCACAGCTCTTGATTCTAAAAACATTAGAATCTCTAAAAATAATTCTTCATCTTCAATATTGTGCAATTCCATATGCAGAGGTAGGTTAGTATAGTCTTTGCCTATAAAACCTATTTCTGGGTATACCCTATCCCCTAGACTATTAAATGTAGCTAAAGCAGATACTGCGATGTCAGGAAAATCTTCTATGTCTGGAGGTATCTCTGATGGGCTTGGTTCTTTGCCCATCTGTTCACACATTTTAAGATACCGATCCCTTGTCATTTTTGACTGACCGTCTTGGAAGTACTTTTCCAGACGCTGCATCAGCTTCTCCCTCTGGTCCAGTGCGAAAGTTGTCTAGATCAAAGACTACCTCATTGAGCCATGTATCAAACTCTCCTGAAGAACTTACTAAAGTTTCCGCATTTTCCTCGGTATACTCTAGCTCTGCATTAGGATCTTGTCCTCCAATATCTACTAAGAGTAAACTCTCTAAATAAGAAAGTTTTAATCCTTTCCAATTTTTTACCACTGCTGAAGTAAACTCTGTTACGAACTTATCTTCTTCAATTTCTTCTACTGCTTGACGAGTTTTTCTATCAAACTTTGTAGTAGTACATTTTTTTCGTAAACCATTAAGTTCTTTTCTTGAAAGGTTTACTACTTCTACTTTAAAACCTTCCAAACCTGCAAAATCGACCCATACTGCTTTGGTATCGACCATAAGTTTTTTTAAATCCATTACTGCTCCTAAACTGTTGTGTTGTTAAATTTAATTAATTGTGTTAAATCTGTTTGAGTTGGATCACCGTTAAATTTCCAATCAAAGTTTTGAGTAAATACTTCATCAACATTTACTCTGTTTGTAAAAGTACAATTATCAAGAGAAAATTGAAAACCTAAAACTGGGCTATAGCCCCCTGCATAACTACCTGCTGTAAGCCTTAGTTGTGCATTATGTTGATTCCATGTTTGTACATCATCATCAGAGGTGGAGTCATTAACATACGTTGAGATTGATCCTGATATTATTTTTTTACTTACTGTAAAATTAGAGGGGTACATCGAATTAGTCTCGTCTGTAACATTCAATGCATCGTTGAGAGTTGTATAAGGTGTCCACTTAACATCGTTCTGAATTTCTACAGAGGTCTTTATAAGTCCATCTGTGAGATCTATAAAAGATGTATCTGTTCCTGGAGTAATAAACTTAAGTACTAAACTTTCTACCCTTTGATAAGTAGAATTAGGAGTAATACCATTATTAGCTAATAGCGTATTAGCATTAGCAGCTTGATTACCTTTAAGTACAGATAGTTTTGCTGCTTCACCTGAAAATGTCAACGCGAGAGTCTCTAATTTCTCAATTAAGAACTTTCCGCTTGTGGCAATACAGGTAGTTAGCTTATAAACATGACCATTAGTTCTTGTTCTAATATATAAATTAAATTTATTTGCTTCTAATAATGCTTTATATAAGTTATTAAATTCACTTGTTTCTATTACATTCAGCTTAAACTCAAACGAAGCAGGGTTTGCAGTTGTAATATTAGACTGATCAAAAAAATAGTCTGAGTTATGTATAGTTTTCTGGCTATATGTTTTATCTGTAAAAGTTTGATTAAAACTTATATTTGAAACATCTAATTTTACAGGATGCAACACACTTCCGGCATCTGTTAGTGCTTCAAACCAAACTTGTGCTTCTTTTTTAAAGTTATAATTAGCCATTATTTTTCCCAGATGAAAAAAGGGGGTCGAAAAAGACCCCCTTCTTAACTTTTTCTATTCCATATTATAGTCTAACAGACCATAAATGACAAGAATTATTTTTATGAACCTTTGTACTTAATAGAAAGTTCATTTGCACTTTCAATACTGCTAGGTAGTGCATGGAAATTAGTTTCCAATGAGATTACATCCTCAATACCATGGGTTGGTACTTCTAGGTGACAATTTTCCATATGTAATTGAAGACCTGGAGTAGCCTCATTACCGCCTACATGGAAGGTTAAATCAAACACATTTGTAATTGTAGAAGTATCTTCTGCAATATTTTTAAATAGTTCTGCACTTGAATCGTCTTCTGAGTTTAGATAACAAGTAAAGCTACCTGTAACACTTCTTGTACCAGTTACATGACCTAAAGGAGTATTAATTGTACCTAATGTCTCAGGAGTTAAGAAAGTCATATTATTACTAATAGTAACATTTCCGCCTGTTAGTACAAGATTATAAGTACTAGGATGATCTCCACCTAATGAAGTATCTACATCTAATGCAGTCAAACGATTACGAATAAAGTTGCTAGTAGATGTAGTTCCTTCATCAATTGTTGCTGCTGGAGCACTAGCTACATCTGTTAAAGTTGTACCCATACCTGACCATGCAATCGAAGCTATACCATCAATATCAAATTCAAGGCTTGCTTCATTTACACAACAATTAGAAATTTTATAAATCTTATTAGTAGTTTGACCTAGTTTAAAGTATAAGTTAAAAGTACCTAATTTTGATTTATTAGACTGAGTGAAGTCAATATCTAAATCACTACTGTCTCTGGTAAACCCAGTGAAGCCTTTACCTGTAGTAGTAGTAACACTAGCAATGGGCACAGCTATATCATAGTTAAAGTTTTCCAAATCTGCATTGAAAGCATCAGAAAGAGCTTCCATAGATACAAATAATTGATCTGTTGCACTATAGCCTGTACCTGTTCCGTTTATAGCGACACTGAACACACCGCTAGCGACTGTAACATCTAGAGTAGCACCATTACCATTACCATCTGTAGTAGTTGCTAAAGTTTTTGTACCATCAGGAACATCAGTATCAGTGCTAGGAAGCTGTGTTGCAGATCCTAGAGCATTAATTGCTGAACCGATACTAGGGCTTGAGTGAGCTGCATCACCAACCATTGCTGCCCATAACGCTTCTTCTACTGCGTGTATTTCTCCATTTGCACCCGCATTTCCTCCAGCCGCTGATGCGAAAGGACGAACGTATGAAGTAAAGCTCCATTCTGCAGGGTTAAATGAGTTAGTAAACATTTGTCTGGCACGACGGCTATTGCCGGATAAGTCAGACATTTCGTTCAGAGTAACCTCTGAAGTGTTTGTTGCTTGAGAAAAAGAGTATCCATCTAGAACGGGTAATTCATATACAACTGTGGGCGAATATGTCGCTCCGTCAGCTGGATTTATTAGTTCTAGGAATACCTTAGTATCTCTGCTAAAATATAATTGATCTGCCATAGTTTATCTCCTATGTATCTTGAAAAGACAAGGACGTGAACTTTTGTTCGTGCCTGTATTTTCTAGTATCGAACCTCTGCTTGTAGTTCGCCTACGCCTAAAGGCTCTAGTACACCTTCATCAGTGTCTACACTAACGACTGTGATTTGTTGTGTATATTGAGTCGTACCTGTACGATCCTTATACTGTAATCGAGAGTTTGTTTCCAATACAGTCTCTACGTCTTCTAATAACTCGTCGAGTGCTAGTACTGAATCTTCGTCTTGTACATAACATCTAACTGTTATAGACAGAAATCTGTCTTTATAACCGCCTCCTTGATACTCTCGGGTTTCGGAGCCGGCATTCAGGTGAATTGCAGGAAACTCCTCCACTTCATCCCAAAATTTAAGTCTAGGAGATACATTTCCTGATACATCGCTAAGAAATGTACCAGTGCCATTTATACCTTCGAGCTTTTCTACAAGAGCTTCTACAATTCCTAATCTTCTTGTTGTGTATGCCCTGCTCATTATACTCTCCTAGTAAATAATCTTCCGAGCATTATCTCAGTTGCTAACTCTCGAATAGATCTGTCAATAAGTTTTCTTGGGTCTCTTTCAGGTGTTGCCCAGTTACCTTTACTACCCATTTCAAACACTTCGTAAGGATCTTTTTGATATGTATATCCAATACTTGGATAGCCTTTTGGTGTTTGTACTATATCAGTTATCTTTACGCTATTTGCAAATCTTCCTGTTCTATTTTCTAGTGCCGGGGCTTGCATGTTATCTCTAACTTTACTTGGTAGTTTTTTATTTAATTCTGTCATTATATAAGTTGCTTGAGATGCAGGAGATACTTTACCTTTTGCAACTCTTGTCTTACCTGTAATTTTTCTTTTTCCGCGTTTTACACCCTGAGATTTTTTAGGGTTTATTTTTGTTCTTGTATTCTTAGCGTTCTTCTTAGTAGTTTTCTTAGAAGTTACCTTAGTATTTTCAGCACCTTTAAAAGCGCCCAATGCTTTCTGTCTAAGAGTTTTTTCGTTCAACTCCATGAAACTATCTGAACCGCCTAAGTGCGCTAAAGGTTCAGCACCATCTAATTTTAGTTTGTCAATAGCTAGTTTTAGTGCCTGTTTTAATCTTCTTCGTTGCTGACCAACTGCACCACCTGACTTAGAGTTTGCCCTTTGTGAGCGCAAAGTAAGAAACATAGTTTGATCAGCGCTATTTCTTATAAGACTTAAGTCTAAATTCTGACTCTTCATCCAAGCCTTAAAGCTGGCTTCACTTATTTTTTCTTGTTCCATTAAAGCTAAATCTACAGCTTCTTTTATTTGTGTTTCTGTAATACCTTTAAGATTAGAGTGTTCTAAGTTCCAAAATCGAGCAGCGGGTATGTCTTCTACTTTTGTATCTTTTAAAACCTTTTTTATACTTTCTGTAAGTGCTTCTGCTACAATGTGGTAGTGTTTATCATAAGCATCAGTACATTGCTTGTATCTGTTTGGTCCTGCTGGTAAATCTACTTTTAAAGTAGAGGGCGTATAGCTTATTAACTTTACCTCTGGATCTCTGGTTATAAGTTTAACTATTTCTGCGTGTGTCTGTCGAATTAGTTTTCTTACTGCTGCATCGGCTCCCTTTAAAATAGCATTCATCTGTTTTCGTGATATGCCGTCAAAGTTTTTAACTAATCTATCGCGTACGCCTTTCCGTATGCCTCTTCTAGATACCTCAAATAACGTATGTCTATAGTTTGCTTTTTTACTTCTATAGTCATCAGAGCTCATTTCTAGTTCTTTATCTAGTATAGTTAAGAACCTTAACTGATCTTGTGCACTCATTAAAAGTTTTTATAAAGATCTAGTACTCTTTTTATATGGTCAGGAAACGCGACGTTGTTTCTCTGACTTGAAGAGCTTTGATTCTGTATGCTCGCACCCGCAATAGTTTGACGTGCTTTGTGCTCGTCTTTTACATAATAAGTAATTAAATCAATAACTGCTAACTCTAAATCAGCGGGGCAGGAGGCATAACCTGCATTATACTCAACTTTTACAGCACCTGGACCATTTGCCCAATTTTTTGCTGATCCGCTTGAAGATACTCTATAAATACTATCGGTAGAGTAGTCTACATAATAGTCAGTGTTTTCTACAAGAGTAGTATAGCTACTTGATAAGTCTTCTCTCTCTACAACTGAATGTACTGTAACAATAGGGCTTTCTGTTAATTGTACAATATTTGAAGCCCAATTAATACTAAGAGTTTCTAACTTTTTATTGTTAAAAGCATCTCCTATAGCTGTATTATAATAAGTAGTTATACCATTTGCACAATAAGTTCTTACTAATTGACTCACACGAGCGATAATAGACTCTATCTTAGAATCGTCTTTCGTAGACTGAATTCCTTCTGCTATTTTATAGTTTGATAGTGTTATTAAATCTGCCATAATTCTATAAGTCCATTAGTAAAAACTTGGGGGAGGCGAACCTCCCCGAAGTTTAAAAGTAAAAGTATTACTATTAGTTAAGCTTCAAACGTACCGCTGCAGCTTCAGTTGCGTTATGAGCACCACCATCAACTCTAGTAAAGCCTAGAGATTGAGATGCTACTACTGCAGTGCGTTGATTTTCAACACTGTACTCGCTTTCGATATTTACGCCAGCAAGACGAGGAATAACGAATGAGTCACGGTTAACAACAATAGCAGAAGTTTCGCTATAGTTAACGTCTGGAGAAGCAGTACCTGAAGTAGAGTCGTGATCAACAGCAGTAGACGATGCTGCTGCACTTAGCTCGTTACTTACAATTACTGGTGAGCCAAATACAGAACCTACAACACCAGTTAGCTTAGCTGCTGATTCAGTACCAACTTCTGATACATCAGTAAAGCCATGACCGTGCGTGGCGTCAGCGTCCATTAATGCATAGTAGCCTTCTGGGCTAACAATATATGCTAAACGATCAGGATTAACACCATATTTACCCATGTCACCACGCATTTTCAATAGTGTACCTGAGTTAAGTGCTGATGGAAGAGTTGCACTTTCGCCACTTTCGTATGCGAAACCACCAGTAGCGTTATAGTTAGCACCATTGTAAGAGCCATCAGTACCATTAATACCAGCTAGACCAGTAAAGTTACTGTTAGAAGTACCATAAAGAATAGCACTATCAATAGCTTTGGCGTGAGCACGTGCTAATGCACGAGTAATGATAGGTAGAATTGTTACAATAGTTTGCTCATCGCTATCAGCAGGAATATAAGTACCTGACACTAAACGTTGTGCATATGCTGTAACTGTACCTAGGTCGAAGTCATTGTCAGAAGAACCCTTGTTGTTCAAGAAGTTACCGCTGTGATCAAGACCACGCTTGTCAAAGTTTGCAAGAGCAGTATCGCTAACTGTAGGAATTACAGTAGCACCTGAATTAACAGCAAGCTCTTGGAATAGACCAGCAATACGAGTTTCTAACTGTAGTTCTTCTTCAAAAGAGCTAGTTACCACTGTATCTAAAGCTGCTTGACCAGTAGTGTTTGCAGTATATGCTACACCATCTTTCTGCATAATTCCTTTAGCAAAGTCAGTGTCCCAGCCTTTACCTGTAATTTTACCTAGGATGTGGGCTTGAAGATACTCTTTACCAAACTTAGTTAGGCCATCAGAACCACGATCAGAGAAAGACTTCTTGCTATTTTGCATAGCTTCGATTTCTGCTTTCTTCTCGTCAAGTTCTTTCTGGAAAGTACTCATTACTTCTTGTAAATTTGCGTCTTTTTCAGCTAATTTAGCTTCAACGTCGCCCATAAGTTTTTCAACACCTGATTCTACACCAGAGTTGATAACTGTTTTAATTGATTCAGCTTCTAAAGCTTTCGCTTCGTCTGCTTCTTGAGCTGCTTTAGCGGTTGCTTCTTCAGCTGCTTTTTGCTCGGCTTGCTTCATAGCAATCTTAGCGGCAGTATCTTCTGCTACTTTCTTTGCAAAAGCTTCCAAGTCGATGTTTTGATTATCCATCTTGATCTCCTGATCTGCGGATTTCTCCGCGCTTTTCGGTGTGTCACTAGCTACGCTAGAAGTATTAACTTCGTCTTTAGCCAGAGACTGACCGGCTAGATCTACACGATTTGTGAAAGTTTTTTTGAATTCTTCGTACTCTTTATCTGAGTCAAAAGACTTCGCGAGCGAAAAAGTAGCTGACTGATTGCATGGTACAGATACTACCGATACCTCAAACAACTCAGCGTCCTTAATCATTAGTCCGTCGGTTTCCTTTAAGTAATCAGCGTCCTTGACTCGAAAACCAACAGAAAAGGCTCCAAGAACACCG